TATTTTTAAGAAATCTTTGCCACCGATAAACAAGGATTGAATACTGTTTTATATCCCTTAGTGTAAGATGATATAATAGTATCAATAAAATCTTTTAGAAGGTAAGTTCCATCTGAAGAACCAAATCCTTGGTCTTCATCCCAATCATTAGTCCATTCTTCAGCTATTTCAACTGAGGTATGAACCAATTCAGAGAATTGAACTTGTTCGTCATTAATCATTTGTTTGAAAGAATCAATACCAAGGGCTCTTGATACGATATTTTGAGGATGTACTAAGTAATTCATATATTTTAAGGTTTTAAGGTTTATATCTTGGGGATAATTCCCCACTCATTTACTATGTAAATATACGAAAAAAAATTGGAATAAACAAGCTTTTTCTTACTTATTTTTATATTTTTTCCAAATAGGGTAAAATCTTAAATTGTTCTTATCCCAAGGTGCTACAAAATGAAAAAAGTGTAGTGCTATTGTGTTACTATAATCATTAGTATCTGTATAGGGATTATTCAATTTATCCCAATTCCATTCAATATCATGCATCATAGGATTTATTGCTATGAACGCATCACCAATATCTAACCACTTTTTATAAAACACAATATTAAATATCGTTTGGTCCCAATATGGTTTTTTGTTTAGGTTGTGTTCACAATAGTAATACAAGTATGCATCGTATAATTTTTTAAAGTAATTAGAATCAATCATATCACTATGATATAATAAGAAACAACTTTGCAATGCATCCCCATCACCATACTTCTGATATATCACATCTTTCTCTTTAGATTCATTATCTGAGAAATGTTCCATAAATGATAAATCATCTTTTTTGGTATAAATGAAGTTCTTGTCTTTTTCTGATAAATTAAGTTCTATTGGATTTAAGAATAAAACATCTAAATCACAATATAATACCCAATCCCATTTTTTAAAGTACCCATCAAACAAATATATTTTATGCCAATGGATTGTTGGGTTTTCTGGTAGTTGAGGTGTTTTAAATATATGAACTCCTTTTTGTATTAGTTTATTAGCTAACTCCGATTCAATATCTTCATTTACGATTAAACAGAAATCACCATCCCACTTTCCTTCATCAATTGAACTTTGAATCATAGGAAGAAAGTATTGTATATAATCAGGACTTGCTACTGAAACTATTACATTCTTCATTTATAATTTTTGAAAATAACCACCAATATCAAAAGAAGTATTTGTGTTTATAGAACCCTTAGTTGATGGGATAAATTCTGTGGGGTTTACTATTCTAAAATCAACAGATACTCTAGTATCATGTTCTATATTTGTTTTATTACCATGTATAAGATTTGCTCCATTAAATACAAGAACTTCACCATAACTTACATTATATGGTTTGAAATCATTTTTATCTTCTTCAGACTCAATCCATATAGTATTTGTATCATATGCATCAGTAAATGGTAACCAAATATTTATTTCACTCTTACCATGGTTATAATCCCTATCCCTATGCCATTCACCAACTGCTTGATTGTCTTTTAAATGAACTCTAAACGTTGGTATTTTTTGGTATATAATTTCATCCAATTCAAACTCATATTTAATAAAATTTTTTATAAATGTATTATATAGTTTTTGAAATCTATTTAAATCATCACGATAAAATCTTTTGTGCCAAGTAGTTGATTGGTCTTTTTCTCTTACAAGAGTATCATATTTTTCAACTTCATGTAAGTTTTCAAGAGTATTTGTTTTTAGATTAGTTTTAACTATTTCTCTAAACGGATATAATGAAGTATCGTATTTTAACTTATATGTTTTCATATATTCCAATGTTTTTCTCTAAGAGAATATACATCGATTGGTTCTCGTTTCATATGCCCACCTGTTTCAAACTTTGATGATTGTAATGCATATCCTGCTAAAAAGTTTCTTCTGAACCTATTTGATTCGTTTGGTTCTGAACCATGTACTGTGTGTGAATGAAGTAAAACCATTTCTCCCTTACGAGTATATCCTTCAATCTTTTTAAAATCATGACCAATTGGTAATACACATGGTTTACCTCTCTCATTTGACCAGTTTTTTGGGTTTGTTTTTGCTCTCTCATCATCAACTTCAATTGGAAGTATTGGTAATCGATGTGTACCCTCTAAATTCCAAACAGCACCATTTTCTTTATCATGATTATCCAAAGCTAGTGCAACATTAACATACTCATTATGTTTGCATTTTGTATAGAACGAGTTTTGATGCATATCCCTACCTAATTGACCAGGTGGTTTAAAATATGCCCAAGTCTGAGTACCACTTACACTACCACCCATTAAAAATTCACAAGACTCTATTATTTTTGGATGTGAAAAAAGTTTTGCAAGTTTATCAGATAGTTTATGTGGATACATAAATGGGTCATACTCTCCCCATTCATTGCCAGTATCTTTATTGTAGAATCTATTTGTTCTAAGTTGTTCTAACTCAGTATTGATTTCTTCACATTCTTCTTCAGTAAGTAATTGTATTGTTGAGAATCCTCTGTACCTCCAATCGAAGGTAAGTTGTTGTTTCTCTTCATCAGTAAGATAACTCATATAACCTAATTTAGTTTTTATATGTATATATATTAACTTTTATAAAATTGTAGTAAATTTGGTAAGTATAATTTTAAATTTGGAATTAAATGAGAAACTAATTTTATAGCAATCGCATTAGAACCAGAAACCGATTTATCTCGTATTAATCCATTATCACCATATACAACTTCTCTAGGTCCTCGTATTCTCCACTTAATATCAACAACTGTATATAATGGGTTACTTAGAAATTGTCCTTTTTTAGATTGTGATAGTTCAAATATAGGAGAACCTTTATCATTTGTTTTTTGAAGAAAGTATCTTCTTATATATCCTCGTGTATAATCTTTTTCATTTGGATTAGGTATATATGCCTTTACATCCTTTTCTATAATAGGAGTTTTAATTATTTCGTTATATCTATTTTTAATACTCATTATTCTTCACCCCCTACCATTCTAAAATCACACTTTATATTTGTTGTCCAAGTCATACCACCCATTGTTTGACTAACTCCTGTAATTTGATAAAAACTAGGAGGTCCAAATTTAAATGGAGTTCCTTCGAATTGTATCATATCACCTACTTTAAATCCACTTAATCCCTGAATGGTAAAGTCTATACTCGCAAGACCTGGTATTGGATTAACTCGTTTTGTATATTCTAAATCAACGCTTCCTTTTATACCCGCTTCTTCTTTTAAACCCCTATCTATTAACTCAACAGATTTAAGTGCTCCCACATCACTCCATGTACCTACACATAATAATGATTCAATAACACCATTTGATTTTTTTGCAAGTTCTTTATCAGTTAAATTTTCTACTATATCTATTTTACCTTTTCTATCTTGTACTCGTGAAAATACACCAGCTTTTTGAGCAAATAAAGCAAACGATTTAGCATTTGATGGTACTTCTTCTTTTTCTTGTTTTTCTTGAGTTGCTTCAGAATCACCTCCACTACCCACAGTTGCTCTATTTAATATAGTCCCAGCTTGATTTTCAAAACTATTTGGGTCTGAATAAACTCCTCCGTAATGTATATAAGGAGTATCCCCACTACCATCAACTGTATTTGAAGATAGATTTTTTATTACAACACTAGATTGCATTGCTCCAGGTACACTCATTTTCCATGAAATGGATGTAAACGGAGAACGAACTCCCCTTGCTTCGTATGTTGCGATTCCTTCTACTGTTTCCTTTTCAATATGACCTCTGAAATTTATATCTTCAAATGCTAAAATATTTGGTCCTTTATCATCATTTTGTTTAGGTCCTTCTCTTACTTGAAAATTCCATAATCCATTAACTGCACCACTCATACCATTTAATAATTCAAACATAACATCGATTGAATTTAAATTCTTCTTATCAATACATTGACAGAAGAAATCAAAGTTGATGTATAAATCATTTAACCATCCCCAAAATCCAGCCTTCTCCTTAGTTGCCTCTATTGTTTCATCACAATCATAATTTAATACAGTTTCATCTAAATCATATGTACATGGAAATGCAAAAGGAACAGGTCTACTCTGACCAGTTGATGGGTCATTTGCCGAACCATTCTTTTCTGCTCTTTCATTACCAGAAGGTGCTTCTTCTACTAATGGATGTAGGTTTGAAAGATTTTTCTCATTATCGAGTTCTTCAAAGTTTATAAATTTTACTGGCTCTGCGTTATCAGAATCAGTTAATGCTTCCTTTAAACCAAAACTAGGAGCAGTTGTATTTGGAATATATAATACCGAGGAATCCGTACTCCACATATGTGGAAATCCTTTAATTACAGTATTACTAGTATCTATTGTTAATAGTTGACTTTTTACATCTTTACAATCTGTATCTTCTTGATTTAAATCAACTACATAATCATTTAAAATAGCAACCGCTAATTCAAATCTAATAAATCTTTGATTTGAAAACATATTTGTATCACTTGGGATTGCTAATTTATCTCCACTTTTATTTCTAATAGTTGCACCCTTTGTAAGTGTTTTTTGTAAATAATCTCTTACATTCTCATCAAAATTAACATAATTACCAGGATATGCCCACTCTATTCCATTTTTATCAGCTCCCTTTACCCATGCTCTAATATTTTTTGTTTGTTTTTGTTCTGGCAATGCATTAAACATTTGTTTGAATAACGCACTTCCTGGTGTACTTTTACCGATTTTCTCAGGTTCAAATGGTGCAGGATTATTATCATCAGATTCGTTAGTTCTGTTTCCACCAGTTTGTACTTGCATATATTCTGCTACTTGACCAGTACCTGATACTTGTACTTCTATATCATAGGTTTCACCTTCACCAAAATTTACTCCTCCACCTGATACAATACCCAATGATGCATCATATTGGTACTTTGAGTCTTTTCTTTTTTCTTTAATATGAGCCCAATTAGAATATGCTACTACATCACATACATCAAACGCACCCCCATTTCCAACTCTTTGTGAAAATGAATCATTAACGTTCCATCCCCATTCAAGAAGAACATGAAATCCTGGTTCTAAGAAATATTTAGCTACCTCATCAGTTTGTTCTTTAGTAAAACATTTAATTACAAATTTAGTTATCTTAAGAGCTCCTGCTTGTCTTTCTTCAACACTAAATGATGTTACAACGGGAGATGGTCTCAATCCTCTACCTGTTACACCAACAGGAGTTTTCATATCCATTTCATAACCAAGTATACCTGGTTTATCTAAATTACCATATGAGTTTTCAAAACGTTCTTGTGGATTTGAACCACCATTATGAATACTTTGCATTACTAAACCACCAGGACCATCATTATCAGCTGATTTACCAGTTGAAATAATGCGTATCCAAGTAGATAATCCACTAACACCACCCTCACTCCATGGTTTGTTTGTGTTTTCAGCTCTACTATCTAGTATCTCTCGTAGTTCGGGATATAAATTTGAATATTTTGGATATGTTCCCATGCATTATAATTTTCTAAAATCGTTTACTATCTTATTGTATTGTTGTGGTATTCTTAATTGAGTTCCATCGGGTAATGCAAATGTTGCATCATGTATATTGTTTGCAGTTGCAATAATCCACCATAAACTAGAATCTTTATAAAATTCATTTGCTAGAGTGTCTAATCTATCATCTGTTTGTGTTACAATATATATATCATTATCAGATTTAGGTATATTAGGATATACTCTTGACCTAAAGACAGTTCTACCATCATTAAGTTTTTGTGTTTTATTATTATCGTATCTACTATTTGCCATTTTATTAAAGTCCAGTTCTTGGGGATTCGTTAACAGGTCGAGTTAGGGATTTCACCGCTGAACCTGCTATTTCACCATTAAAGTCATATAATTGTAATTCTGCTCCAGGTGTTTCTAATAATTTTATAGTTGCTGAAACATCTATAAATTTGGGTAAACGTAATCCATCTTTATACACTTCCCAAGTACCCATATCTGGCATTGTGTATGTAAGTGATTCTATAAATCCATGCCTTTCCTTATATAAATCTCCTAATTGGAATATTATAAAAGGAGGATTTACAATACCTCCATCAGTAATTTTAGGATATGTTTTTGATGTAAGATATTTTAATCTATCCCAACACATAATTAATTCTGGTTGATTCATACAATATAAGTTTAGATTAAATGTTATTGCCCTTTCTACACCATCATATGTGTAATAATTGTATGGATTACCTATAAATTTATTTCCACTCCATGCTGGTGTTGATGATTCTGATAATCCGGTTACAGTAGCTCTAAAGAATTGTCTATCAGATTCTTCTTCCTCAACTCCTTGTATCCAAAATGGTATTTCTGGAGAATCTGTGGTTGGGACTGTAGTTGGTACTTGGTAAAGAGAAGTAGCAGATGTATTAGAACCAATTGTATCTGTTGGTGCATTCATACCAATACCTAATCTAGCATTTACATCACCGGTATCAAAGTCACTTTTAAGACCTGGAGTTTTTGAATAATTACCTTCTGTTGCATCTTCATTAACATCCTTTGGGTTATCAGAATAACTTCTATATATTGGTATTGAACCTAAATTATTAGGAAGTTTTCCAGGTTTACCAAATATTGCTCCTCGTAATGCATCTTTTCCTGCATTAAGAGCTCCACCAACTGCTTGTTTTGCCATTGTTGATGGGTTACCACCAGATGCTTTTAATAAAGCTCCTAGTCCTGTTCCGTTTTTACCCCAAGTTTCTCTTGTATAGGCTTGATTTGATGGAACATCTGCTATGGCTTTTGGTTTACCTGCACCTCGACTTTTTCCAACTTCATCACCCTTTTCAAGACCCATTCTCGATGGTAGTAATGTTACTGGTATACCAAGAAATGAATTTACAGCATCTCTTGCCTTACCAATGGCTTTGTTTAATCCTAAACCCCCACCTCCATCAGTTAATAACCCCTCGGTCATTGCATCCTTATCTGATGTAGTTCTTTGTGCTATACGAACTGCTTGATTACCATATATTAGAGGATTGTTTATATCAACTAAGGATTTTACTCTAATACCAGTTGTTTCTTGTTCAACATAGTTTGAAATAGATGCACCTACACCTCCTCTATTTTCTTGAGATTTAGAATCCACCAATCCATCTGCAGTTGTACCTGAAAATGTTAGTTCTTTGTTTTTAAATAATTCTAATATTGTTGGCATATATTTTTCCCTTTATGATATAAATCTACTCGCCATATTTACTCTACCTTGAGCTTCGGTGTATTTACTTATTTGTCCTGCTACTGAAACTCCATCCATCTCAATTACAGTTCCTACTATTATTGCTTTTCTAATTGATTCTAGTTTATCTAACATATCTTTATTATCACCACCACTCATTTCAATTTGTGCAACTGCTGCTGCTAATTGTGTGATAGTATCAGGTAAAGTTGTTTTTCCTGATTTTAAGAATCCTTTTCCTGTCGTTGCTCCTGCCATTCCAGTAACATCACCTACATTTGATTCTGCTAAAGCTGCAGCTGAACTTACAACTAAATTCATTGAAGTTGCAAAATCATTCATTGCTTGTGTTAATATTGTAATAGGAGAAGCCATTGATTCTATTCTTGTTGTGAATAAATCAAAATTCTCTATACTCGTAACTAACTCAGATGAGAATGTACCAATTTGAGGTCCAAACTCCATTAATCTACTTAGTATTGCCATAGGACCAGTTGGTTCTGCTTTTTCTCCACTAATAAATCCTGCAATACCATTTCCTATCGAACCAAGCATATTTCCCATACCACTAGCGGCTGCTCCTACTCCTGCTCCTACACCGAATCCTGCAAGTGCAGCTCCAAGTGAACCAATTGCAAATGACATTTTCAGTATCTCACCTGATTTACCTGAATTCTCTACTATCATTCTAAGTGTTTCACCAACAGAATCAAATATACCTAGAATGGTATCTCCAATGACACTGGCAATACTTACAAATGTTTCTCCAAGTGTTGCAACAATACCTCCAAATTCTCGCATTATACCAAGTATAACACCACCAATAACATCTGCTAATGTAGTAAATCCGTTTACAAGTATTTGAATAACAGGAACTACAATTGATGCAATTCCCTCAAATATTGATTTAAACATTTTACCTAATGGTTCAAGAGCAGGTGCCATAATTCGTAAAGCTGCAGCCATTCCAATAAATGCTAATGTGATTGCTGCTAATCCAATTAGAGCTGCTGGATTTGCTAATGCAGATAATCCTCCTGATATTCCTCGTAAGAATGCACCCATTCCTTTTCCAAGACCACCCAATGCACTACCAATACCTTTTGATATAGAAGATATCAAACCTCCAATACCACTACCAATAGATTTCATTGCACCACCCATACCAGCTGCGATAGATTTAATTGCTCCACCTAATCCCTGACCGATTGATTTGATACCATTACCCATTGTTTTTAAGAAACCACCACTTGAACTAGCGGTTTGAGTTACAGTTTTTGCCACACCACCAAACGCACCCCTCATTAATCCAATTCCCTTAACAAGACCCATGATTAATCCTATTGCGAATTTTAGTGCAACAAATCCACCAACTACATATACAAGAGTTTTACCAAATTTAGATGCCTTTGTTTCAATTTCAGATATCTTGTTACCAGCTTCATCTACTTTTGTAGCATTATCTCCACCAAACATATCACCGAAGAATTCTGTAATTTTTAAGAATATTGGCTTTAAAGTAGAATATACTGATTTGAATCCAGAAATAATACCATTAACAAGTGCCATTATCATTTTTTTGTTAACAGGGTCTGTTAAGAAACCAACTGCTGATTGAGCCATTGGTACAAATAATTTACCTATTGATAAACTTATAGATTCTAAACTTCGTTTTAATCCTTCCATTGCGGTAGTACGTTGATTTTCTACCTTTTTCTGTTCAAGAGCAGCTTTGATATCTTTTTTACTCATTTTAGAGATATCTTTACCCTTGTTAATCATCTCTTGAGCTGCTGCTAATTCTTCACCCTTTAAGCTACCAAACTTTTTCTGTAATCTTTGTTGGTTAATCATATCACCAATTGGCATACCAGCTGCTTTTGCTAGAGCTTCTTGTTGATAATAATTCATTTTCGATAAATCACCAAGTTTACTTACTTCTTTTATCGTAGCTTGTTGAGCTCCAACGATATCACCTTGTGCTGCAAGTTGCCTTGCTTGATTAAAGTTTATATTAGTACCTAAAATTGCACTTGCTTCTAATTCGTTATTAATAGATGATTCGAAGTCAAGTAATCCCTTAGAAACACCCGCTGCTTGTTTAATAGATGTACCTAGTTTAGCTGCTTGTATTGCTGCTTTTTGTAATGTTTGAGGTGAACCTTTGAAGAATGTATAAACTTCTTCAGAACTCTCAGCCATATCCTTTAAAACTTTATTTGCAGGTACACCTGCTAAAGTTGCAGCTTCAACGGTTGTATTAACCATCATTTGTGCTAAATCTTCTGAATGTCCGAATGCATTTTGGAATAGTTTATTTACACCCCCAATAGCATCCATACTTAATCCAAGACCAGCCGCTAATTTAGTTGCATTAACTAATACTCCCTTACTAAGATTTTCAACTCCACCAAACGCATTCATCATTTGTCCTGCTAACTTAGCTCCTTCTGCTAAATCACCCGTCATACCAAATGTAGCTCCGGCAGCTGAATTTACCTTAGATTCCAATCCATCCATTGAACCTCTAAGTAATCCTGTTTCTTCTCGGAATGCGATTGTGGCTTTACCCATCTTCTCCATAGCGGAGATTCCCATGGCTAATGCACCAAGAATTCCAACAATAGCACCCATTGCAATAACTTTCATTATTCCAAATCCACTTCCAGATTTTTTAAGTGCATTTTGTAATCCACCCAATGATGTTCCTGTTTCTTTTAATCCCGCTCTGAAGTTTACAGTAAAGTTAGTGGCTGCTTTTCCTAATTTATCCTTTATACTAGAAGATGCTTTACTTGCCATACTACTAATCAGACCACCTAAAACAGGTACACTACCCATTTTACTTACCATATTATCTAATCCAGAACCAATTGATTTTGCAAATTCTTGAGCTTTTGAATTTACTTGTTCCGTTGCTTGAAGATGAGATTCCTCTACTCTAAGTGCCTCAATTGCAGTATCTAATGAATCTTGTTTCGCATCACCAATTGCTTTATTTTTACCGAAATATGAAGAAGCTATTTTATCCTTCTCATATTCCATCATTTGGATTTGCTTTGTGATATCAGCTGATGAAGATAATCCACTTATCTGTGATGATAAGTCATTATTAAACTCTTTCATTTTCTGCCCAAGTTCAGTACGATAATCTACTTGAGAGTTTATATCATCAGTAATCTGAGACGATAAAGATGCAGTCATCTTTAAGGCAGCTTGATATTCCTGTTCAAGTTTAATTCGTGCTTTTTGTGCTTTTAATGATTCAGCCATCTAATATCCCCTATTATTTTTTAGCATCCAAGAATTGTTGCCAACTCTTTGGAACTGGCTTTCCTTGTTTTTTTCTTTCTTCGGCTTTCTTCTGTAATCTTAGAAATGCATCATCTACATTTTTAGCTAATCTTTGGAATTCTTTATCCCCTTTTAAGCTTTTAGCTAATCCTTTTGCAAACAATCTTTCTATAAATCCTTCAGATATATTCCATTTTTTAGATATGGCTTTTTTAACCTGTTGTTTTTGTTCGTTTGTGAGTTTCATATGTTTGTTCCCATTTATACTCTTATAAATATAAGACATAAAAAAAGTGAGGAATTTTACTTCCTCACATTTACATTTGGTCCTTGTGGTGATGAACTCTGAGATTTATTACTATTCTTCATTTGTTTAGCTTCTTCCTCTTTTGCCTTAGAAAGCTCATTATAATAGAAATTTCTTATGTGTATTGGTAACCTATAAACTCCTTCTTGAGTAAATCCATTTCCATAGTAACATAATTCAAAAATCTGTTTATGAAGAATCGAAGAGTAATTAATCGGTAGGCCAAAAAAACCCCACACCCATTGGAATGGGTTTCACCTCTCTCTCACCAGAATTTGGGTTAATCCAATCGAATTCCATATTAATATCAGGTTGATGTTCCCTAACAGTTTCTCGGAATGCTCTTGTATCTCTCGTTAAGAAAGCATTATTTATAAATTTATTGATTGTTTTAACATCAGTTTCTCCATCAACTGAAGTAATCATATATCGATACCTCGTTGTTAATTCAGAGGATGCACCATCTTTGTTTAGTCTTGCAATTGCTCTAATATCAGCTTCTACTGCCTTTTCATCTCCATGTGTAAGTAATTTCCATTCAAGATTTACACCAGTTGAAGTAGTAAATGTATAATTATTTTCTACATTTATATTATCAAGATTTGTTTCTTTAGTTTGTACTTTTGATAAATCAACTTCTGTTTCATGTGCTTCACCCATTTCATCTTGAATTTGAACCCTATATTTAGAACCATATCCTAAGATACGAGCTGCTAACATTATAGCGTTTTTATCCCCTAGTATAATATCATCGATATTAACCTTCTTATCTACTATAATTGATTCAAATAACTTATCAAGTACCACCCCCTTTCGAATAAGATTCTGTGAAGCAAGAATTTCTTCTTCTTTCGCAGTCATGTATTTAATTTCAAGTTCTCCTGAAGAAAGGGGATTATCTTCTGGGTAACATTTACCTTGTGATGGTAATGATATCACTTCGGTAGGAAAATCGTAATTTGCCATATAACTTTTATTTTAATTGTTCGTATATAAATATATAACTTTTAAAAAATTAGAAATAAGACACAAAAAAAGTTCTCACTAAGAGAACTTTTTTCTTCATTATAAAAATATTTTGGAGGTAATATTAGAATTCTAAAATTGCGTAATCATACGATAGTGTCAATGTGATTTCGGCAGGGTCATTAGAAGACCAATCTAAATCATTAAACACAGCGTTGTTGATAAATGCACCCTTAAGAGTCCATTGTTCAATTTTATCACCTACTGGTCCTAACATATAAACTTGGAGGTCTTTCTTATAGAAATCCGCATACCCATCTCTACCTGTTATTGATTCGTGTGATGTTCTAACCCATTCCATTACAGCTTGTGCTCCACTTGGAACAATTGGGTCATATAGAGTAATCTCTACATCTTGCCATTCACCTTTACCTTTTAATTTTCTCTTGACGTTTATGTGGTCAAGTGTAACAGTTTCAAATGATATTGAAGGTCTGTTTGCTGTTTTTATCAGATATGAAGGAATACCATCTATCTCCATGATGAATCTGTTCTTCATCTTTGGTTCAAAGTTGGTGTAGAACATATCGTTAAATTCTAATACTTCTGCCATTTTGTTTTTCTCCTATTATATTCTATTATAAATATAGTTTACTTTTATTTTTAATTAATTATGCCGAGAACGATGCTCCTGTCGGTAAGATGTTGAAATCTAACACGATGAATTCAGCAGTTTTTGTTGGTTGTAAGAAAATCTGTCCAGCCAATATATTTCTGTCGATAACATCTGGTGTGTTATTACTTTCGTCCATCACTACTCTAAAAGCGTAAAGTCCTTGTCTTTGTTGTATTCCTTCTAAATAAGGATTAACAGTGTTTAAGAATCTACCTCTTGTTGAAGCGGTGTTCTGTTCGAATACTAAGTATCTTGAAGTTGAAGCAATATACTTCTTAACTTTAATCATTAATCTTCTTACGTTAATTCTATCTAAAGCAGATGCTCTATCTTGTAAAGTTTTCTGTCCAAATGCTACAATACCTTCTCCAGGGAAAGATGCGATTGGATTTACTTTTCCTTCATATAAAGTATCTCTTTCAGCGTGTGTTAATCTATTCAATACAGATATTGCTCCTACAATACCACCTCTGTTTAAACCAGCTGGTGCAAACCACTCAGCGGCAACAGCATCATTGGCTGCATATATTCCAGGCATCAATACTGATGGTGGAACAGATGTTAATCTATTCGTTCTTGAATCGATTGTTTTAACCCATGGGTAGTAAGTACCTACATAGTTACTATCTAAGTTACCTGCTTGTTCAATTGCTTGTGAAATAGTATCTGATGTTACGTTTCCATTAGATGAATTGTAAGTTACCCCTACAACATCTCCAATGAAGAATGCATCTTCTCTAGCTTCACACATATCAACTACTTTATCAAATACATATGAGTGATGTCTTCTTACAATACCAGGTACTGATACTAAGTTGATATCAAAATCATCTGGATTAGATACTGAGTTAATTGCTTTTATATAAGCAACCGAACCACTTGCAGCTGAAGTTGAACAATTAAATCCTTGTTGGTTACCACTACCATAGTTTGCAGATGAACCAGCAAGTGCTATTTCAGTAGTTGGTGATACACCATCAAATCCACCTTGGAATCCAACGATGAATTGTCTTTTATTAATATCAACAGCGGCTGAACCAGTCAATTCGAAACCGAATGAGTGTTCGCTACCATCTGCGATTGTTACACTATCATCAAATGCAAATACAGTATTTGAACCATTACCGGCTCCAACTGGAATTGGTGATAAGAAATGTGCGTTCTGAATTTTAACAGTACCAGTCTCTAAATCAATTCCACTAAATTGTACACCATTTGATGCACTATTATCTTTAGAATCAATTGAGAATATTACACCAGGTGTAATACTATCTGAACCACTTAGTGGTGATGAGTATTTTGCGTGTCCAAATGGTCCTGCAGTTACAGGGAATGAACCTTCAACTTTACAGTCTACTCTTACATACTTAGAACGATTTACATAATCTCCGTTTTCTGTTTGTTTTCCGTTTGCATCAATTACAACGTTTCTATCACCTATTACTTTCTTAATGTAATTTGGTGATGCAGGGTCTAAATTAAGATTACTAAACGTTTCTAAAATTACTGGTCTCTTATTTGTATCAGAGTATCCTCTAATTGCAATTGAGAAAGTTGCGTAATCAGTAGAATTGTTTGAACCAGCTGCTTTTACGTTGAATACTGCTATTTTAAATTCTTTGTTATAGTTTCCACCATCTCCAATAGTATGAAATCTAAATAAATCACTTCTTTCACCGGAAATCAACTGAGATTGTATCCAAGGAGTGGAAGCGTGTTGAATATCTTGTGTGAATTCTTGATTACCTAATTCAATTAATGTTACTGATGAACCACTTAGGAAGTTGTTTGTACAATCTCCAGCTGCTTTTTCAAAGTATTTGTTTACATATACATTCTTATTTCCTCTAGCAGATTCACCAAATACGTCAGATATATCATTTCCTGCACTTGGTAGTACAGATGCTGATATACCAGTTCCGATTTCCGAACCGCTGATTGAGAATGCTGATGCTGATGCTTCTGATTCTATTAGTAAAGATGATGCTTCACCATCGCCAATTACTCCATCTCCATCTAGTACTCCGATTGCAGTAGAGTGTAAAACTCCAATTAGTTTTTGTCCTCCTTCTGCAGAAGAACCACTAACTACGATACCAGCTGCTCTAGTCTGTGTATAACCACCTACTTGACCAACTCTTACGATTGTTACTGTTCCTGCTTCTCTTAAATAATTTTGTACGGTATATCCTGTATAGTATGAACCATTAGGTGTGCCGAATATTTCTTCAAATTCTGATTGTGTACTAACAACGGTTGGTACGAATGCAGGCCCTTTTTGGAAAGGTCCAATTACAGCTGCTCCGATTTCTCCAATCCCTTGTGCTAGGAAAGAAAGGTCATTTTCTCTCGTAAATACACCAGGTGATACAATTTTTTCTGCCATTTTTTATTACTCCTTGTTATGTTATTTGTGTAATGATACACATATAAATATAAATTAACTTTTCAAAAGAACTATTTTTGTTCTTTATCTTTTTTCTTTGGTTGTTCATTGGGTGTGAAAACGTTAGTTGTTGGTTCATAATTACCATCACCATACTTTTCATTTAACCCTTTAAACATATTCTGTTCTTCTAATTGTAAATTTGAATGTTGATTTAATAATTCTCCTTCAAGTGTTTCTATTTCATCAACTCTTCTTTTCTTTTCAATTGATAGTTGTCCCAATTTTGTAAAAATGTTTGCAACATCTTGTCTTAATTGTTCTAATGATGCTACCTCATCGTTTGTAAACTTAATTTCTTTTGCCATTTTGTTATTTTTAATAAAACTATTTCGATATATATAAATATAAAGTTTTTACTAAAACGTATTTTTTATGCAGTAAATGTTAGAGTTTTGTAACCAGATTTTAAACCATGGTCAATTGCTCTTACTCTTGCATAATATGTAGTACCACTTGTAGTTGCATTTACAACATTTAGTGAAGTACCACTATATTCGGTAAAATTAAATACCATAGTACCAGTGAAACCAGAGTTTGTATTTACTTGTACATCATACGCAGTAATACCACCTGTACCACTTTCACTACCCTCAGTCCAATTTAACATTTTTTCTGTACTATTATCGATACTATATGTTAATGTAGCTGGAGTTCCAGGATTACCTAAATCTGAATGAGAATTTCCTCCCTTGTTGTGAGATATAAATCCATTAGCTAAATAGGTATCAGGTGAACTTACATCAAGTGATACTATTTCAGTAATTTCATTGTTTACATTTACACTTGTTATTTCTACTTCAGAACCATCATGTCTTATTAATAAATCACCTTCTGTTATAGTACCAAGTGTTTTAAATAATAAATTATTATTTCTTTTAACTAACATTGGGTGTTCTGATGTACCTACTATCGTTCCTTCGTTAATATCATACGTTCTTTCAGAAAATGAGAAAACTACATCTTGTACAATTACTTCTGTTTCATCGATGGTATCATCACCATCATATTGATATTCTAATAAGTTTACATCATCATTATATTCTGGTAAACTATATCCTTTTAATCTATCACCCTCTTCTAAGTCTCCAATTTCAACATCAGTTCCATCACTCATTTTAACCAAAGTATCGGATACTAAACATAATGCAGTTGAATTTCCATCATAAGAATCTACTGAGTAAACAGTTTTAGTTCTTGCACTACCGTAATTACCTGCATGATGATTAAACCCATCCGCAAAAGTTACTGATAATGTATGTGATACAGTACCCAATAAATCTGTTTGTGAATTTGTACCTTGTGGATTCATTCCACCAACTGTAATTACACCAGTATAATCTTGATTTGAATTGATTGATAAAAATCCTGATGTTTGTGGTGCTGAATTATATCCTGGACTTACTGCCCAAGTAAAGTTTTGATATCTACCTTTTATTTGTCCAAAGTTAGAACCCTCTCCACCAAATGCTAATGTATATGTTTCGTTTGTAGATTCAACAGCATAAGTATATCCAGATAATGAACCAACTGAATCTATTCCAAATGAAGATAGTGAAATATTATCACCAGCTGATGGCGAACCTTTTATACCACCCAATGATACATTTGAACCTTCGGTATTACCAGTTGCTAATGCTAAATTATTTAAACTAAGTGTTTCTTCTGCTGAAATTGCCATATATATTCTTTCCTATATATTATAAATATTAAGTAATTCGTTTACCCACTTATCTTTACTAGTATAATTGTTAATCATGTATTCTTTTAACAAATTAAACCATTTATTTTTTTCTGAATATGTGGTTTCGTTTAACCTACTATAAATATGATTAAATTCTTTTTTAGATGAAGCTCTATATGGATACTCAAAATCGGTACACCAAGATGTATGTAATATTGGTAGTTTACCATAATCTACTGCTTCAAATATACCATACCCAAATGGTTCATTTGTAAAAGATGAGTGAGAAATTCCCCAATCCATATTATAAAAGATATCTTTATGTTTAGAATTATAATGATATATTTTCATTTTAGATGTATCTAATTTTGAACCATGTTTCCAAATAACATTAAATTCCTTGGAATCCGTAAATAAGTAACTAGATAATCCATCTAAATAGTGTGGATTTTTTCTACCCTCACATCTTGAAGCAAAACCTAAATTATTTGAATCGGATAATTTTAAATTATGTTTAAATTCGTAAAAATTATGTATAGTTTTATTTGGTATTCCAATATCGAATAAACCAACCCATATAGAATGTTTTGAAATTTTATTAATTTTACTTTCCCACTCGGAATCTAAATATGGATGAACACCAAGTGATGCATCAGTAAATGTTTGTGATTTTAAAATATGGTCTACTGAATTGTGTAAAATATTTGAATGAATTTTATCTAAATTATCATCAATTACTTTCATTGGAGTATAATGACCATGTAATATATTGATTCTTCTTGCTCCTTTACATAATTCTTCAAACTTTTCTATATCATCCCCATGCCAATATGCTTCTATTGGAAATTCATAATCATCATGTCCTTTTGGTTTGTTTCTATGTAAAAGAAGAATAGGAGTTACATTTAATTTAGGAGCAATTAACTCCATCCATAAATTTACCCAAGTATCAGTACCAGCATTGACCCATGGACCTCCACCAGTTGTATAATACACATCATACATATTTTATTTTTTTACAATTATAATTCCTGCAAATGTAGTTGAAAATACAACAGTTACTCTGTTTACTGAGTTTGTTGTTATTGTGTTTGCTATTTCTTGTTGTGAAGTTGCAGTATTCCAACATTGTACTATTGGATATTGTTCATTTAAGTTGTGGTCTACTATATATGAAGATGCTCCACTAACCGTTTCTTTATGTGTAGTATGGTCTGTTATTTGAACCGAACCACTAATTACACCACTTGGTAAAATTGAATTTACATTACCACTTGTTACAGTACCTAATGTTGTAATATTTCCTTGTGTAAAGTGTTCGTTTGCGTTATATCCACTAACTGAAGAAAGTGTTACTTGTGAAGAACCTGATATTACTCCATCTCCACTTGTATTTATGTATCTTGAATCAAAAGTAGATGTTAATTGTGCAGAACTTGAAATTACATTATCACCATCTGTATTTAGATATCGTGTATCAAACGTAGATGTTAATTGTGCAGAACCAGATACTATTCCTGCAGGTATATTATTAAAATTATTCCAATTTAGATAATACGAACCCACTTGACTATTAAGTTTATTAGCATTATCTGCAATTTGCGAACCACTAATTAAATGTCCACCTTTTGCAACTACCACAAATCCACTCTGAGTATCGGAAAGAGTTACTCTAGCAGTATTTACGGTTGGTAGTGAAGTTGTTGCTGGTATTAGTACATTTCTGCTATTATCATAAACAGATACCAATACATTATAAGAATTAAAGTTGTGAGTTACTGTAATATCATCTACGCTATCATATGATGCAGTTACAGTTGTTGCTTCTGCAATTGAAATATCGGTTGGTAGGTTTGTTAATTGTGAACCATCTCCTTTGAAGTGTGAAGCGGTTACGGCACCATTTAAGTAAATCGAACCCGTTACTGCATATGGATGTGAATTTGTTGTAAGTATTTCTTGTATCGATTCTTCTGATGAAGATTTTTCGAAAAATATCCTACCATCGTAGGTATTCATTGCCAATTCACCTAATTCAAGATTAGATATACTTGGTATCTTACCACTTATCGCAGTTCTTTTTAATTTAACTATCTGTGCCATATTTATGACTTGCCTTTTTCAATTATATAATTAATAAATAAGAAAATCTCTTATATAAGAGATAAACTTCCTTCTTACTTTATCTTAGATTTTAAATCATTTATTTCTTTTTGCTGTTCTTTAATAGCCTCTATTAAGAGACCAGTAAGTTTAGCATAATCTACTCCTTTGTATCCATTATCTCTATCAGTTACCAATTCTGGTAATACTTTTTCAACATCTTGTGCAATCACACCAACATTTGGTAATGATTGTTGTAACTCATCTGCATTATCATTCCAATCCCAAGTAACACCTTTAAGTGATTGTACTTTTTCTATTGGATTAGAAATAAGTTCAATATTATCTTTTAATCTTTCATCTGAAGAAGCATATGCAACAACATCACCAGCAACATTTAATGCTCCACCTATACCTACACCACCAACTACTACAAGAGCTCCAACATCAGTTGCATTTGTTGCGGTAGTGTTTGTGATTGTTATAACACCACTTGCAGAATCATCAGCATTTGAACGAAGGAAGTTACTCGAAGTTAAACCATCAAGTTTATCTGCGTTTAGATTAGTAACTTTTGTTGTTGAGGTTACTGCGAATGGTGCAGTACCAGTTGCAACTGAAGAAACTAATTGTGAACTAAATGTTTTAGCTCCACTAAATGTTTGTGTTCCACTTAGGTGTGCAGTATCTGAATCTAAGTAAGCTGATGCGATTGCAGTACCATTCCATGTACCACTATCGATTGTACCAACAGTTGTGATACCTAACCCATTTATACTTGTTAGTGTTTCATCACCGGTATTAGTTCCACTCTGTCCACTTAAGTATGTAGTTGAAATTGCACTACCATTCCAAACACCACTTGATATTGTTCCAACCTCTGTGATATCTAAAGCATTTATACTTGATTTAGTTTCATCACCGGTATTAGTTCCACTTTGTCCACTTAAGTATGTAGTTGATATTGCTGAACCTTGCCATACACCACTTGATATTGTTCCAACCTCTGTGATATCTAAAGCATTTATACTTGATTTAGTTTCATCACCAGTGTTAGTTCCACTATTCGTACCAGTAATATCGGATGTCATTGCAACAGTACCCGTCTTATTTGGTAGAGTATATGTCACATCTGCACCTGCAACTACTGATAAAAGAGTAGCATCATGTCCATCTGCGGTAGTACCTTCAAATACAACACCATTAGATGTTGAAATTGTTGTTACGTTGTTTGTAGTTGTTGTTCCAGTTACTACTAAATCACCAGGAATAGTTACTGTATCTGTTGAATCACCAATTGATACTGCGTTTGAACCAAAACCTCCGGCTAATCTAGTTTTTAAATTTGCAACAGAAACATCATCATTATCGTTAGCAGTCATATCATTAACTACTACACTAACTTTTCCGTTGGTATCATCATATGTAGTTGTTACTCTAGTATCAGTATTAGAAGTAAACATTCCACCTACTATATCTTGAACTGCTTCTGTTGATAGATTTGTATTAGTAGTATAAGAAGGTAATCCAAATGTACCATCATGTTTTAAGAAGTGTCCATCTGTTCCAGTTGCTGGTACGAACTTTTCATTACCAGTTCCAATAGAACTTTGAATTTCTGAATCTGTTCTGTTCTGGTCTGCAGATGCTTCAATTCCATCTAATTTATCAAACATCTCATCTGACATCAATCCCCAATTATCCGTATCTGCTAATGTTAATGCTACATTATTACCATCTGATGAATTAATTGAGAATCCAGTACCACTAACTGTCTTAGATAAATTAGTTGATACGTTATGGTTAATATCACTTACTTTAGCAGTATTCGCTGCTATCTCATCAAATAAAGTTGGAGATAATAAACCAGATACACTTGTTGTACCTATTGGGATTACTGCATTAGTACCATCTGAAGAAACTATTGTTCTAGCCCCAGTCGTACCTGTGATACTTAAATCAGTTGATACGTTATGGTTAATATCACTTACTTTTAAAGTATTCGCTGTTATCTCATCAAATTTTGCTTTTGTTAATAAACCAGCTCTAGTCGTAGATGCCGATGCTAATGTTGCATTAGTACCATCACTTGAATTTACGTCAACAGTTGTTTCAGTTGCAGTTCCTTCTGATAAATCGGTTGATACGTTATGATTAATATCACTTACTTTAGCAGTATTGGCATCAATCTCATCAAATAAACCAGGTGATAATAAACCAGATACAGATGTTGTTGCAAGTGGAATAACAGCATTAGTACCATCTGAAGAAACTATTGTTCTAGCTCCAGTTGTACCCGTAATACTTAAATCGGTTGATACGTTGTGATTAATATCACTTACTTTTAAAGTATTTGCTACAATTTCATCAAATTTTGCTTTTGTTAATAAACCAGCTCTTGTGGTTGAAGCAGATACTAAAGTAGCATTACTACCATCACTTGAATTTACATCAACAGTTGTTGTAGTTGAAGTTCCTTCACTAAGGTTAGTTGATACGTTGTGATTGATATCACTTACTTTAGCAGTATTGGCAGCAACTGCGGAGTTATTACCAACTTCTGTATCGAAATCCGATATATCAGATGCCGCTAAAGAACCACTAAATACTGCATTATCATTTAAAACAGTTAGTACATCAGAATCTCCATATTGTGCAGTACCAGTAATTGTGATAACATTTCCACTTTCAGAAATTGTAATACCAGTTCCACCACTTAAAGTAACATCATCATTTGTGGAATCTGAACCAGCTAATCTGATTATAGATGTATTGGATGCACCTGCTTGTACATTTAAATCATATGATGTATCATCTGTTGATGGTAGTGTTACAGTTTTAACATTTAACGCAGTAACGTGTCCTCTAGCCGAAGTTGTAACTGAGTCAATTGCAGTAAATGTTCCTCCATATGAAGGTGAACTAGTTGATGTTGTATCAGTTCTTGAAATATCACTATGATTTATTGTAATAGTTTCATTTGAACTTTGATTCGTAGTAAAATTACCACCAGTTCCTAAATCAGTACCTGCAGTAAGTGTAATTGTTGCATTACTTGCTGCTGATGGAATTGTTGGTTGATTTTGTATTGAGTTATAATTAACTTGTGATGAACCACTAATTACAGTATCTGCATCTAATTTAAGTTTTACTCTTGCATCTGTATAATAAAGATTTGTTGAACCTTCGGTTATTTCATCTGTATTATCTTGTGATTGTGCTTTAGAATCTACATATGCTTTTACAGATTGTTGAGTTGGTACTTTGGTTGCTGAATTGGATGAGAAGTTATCTTCATCAACAGATACTAAATCTAATATTTGTGATGAACCACTAATTACAGTATCTGCATCTAATTTAAGTTTTACAAGTGCATCTGTATATCCTACTTTAGAAGTATTTGCTACAATTTCATCAAATTTTGCTTTTGTTAATACACCTGCTCTACTAGTAGATGCAGATGCTAATGTTGCATTATTACCATCACTTGAATTTACATCAACAGTTGTTTCAGTTGTAGTACCTTCTGATAAATTAGTTGATACGTTATGATTAACATCGGTTGATTTAGCAGTATTCGCTGCTATCTCATCAAATAAAGTTGGAGATAATAAACCAGATACGCTTGTTGTAGCGATTGGAATAACGGCGTTGTTACCATCTGAAGAAACTATTGTTCTAGCTCCAGTTGTACCTGTGATACTTAAATCAGTTGATACGTTAGTTACCTTATCGTTGTTATCTGAGATATTACTAATTTCGGTAGAACTAATAGTTCTAGTATTTCCTGCGAGTGCAGTTGAACTTGTACTTCCTAATGTTAATAAAGTTGGTAAGTTTGATATATCCGAAGAATAATCCACTTGTCCTAATGTTATTGCCTGTCCACTAATTGATAAATAATCATGTGAGGTTGTTACAAGTGTTACATCTGTTGAATTATCAGTTCCAGCTGCATCTACACCTAAGTTAGTTCTAGCAGTTCCAGTATTTGCTAAATCAGATAAGTTACTCCCTTTTGATAATTTTGTTCCTACGGTTGTTACTAAACTTGCAAGTGAACCAGAATCTGCTGCTAATGAAGCAGATAGTTCACCTAGTGTATCTAATGTTGAACCAGCATTTCCTATTATTGTATCTACTCTATCTTGTACGAACGCAGTTGTTGCTATTTTAGTAGAATCATCTGTACCACCTTGAGTTGGTGCAGTTGGGTCATTTGTTAATGCAGCTCCTGCAAACATCGTTGCTTTTGATTCGTTTGTTACATTTGCTAAACCAACATCACCAGCAGTAGTTGCTTGTGCTCTTAAATTTGCGTAAGTTCCACTTTGTGAGAACGCTGCAACATCAGAAATATCTGATGAGGATATACCTAAGAATGATTTTATTTCTGAAGCAGAACCACTTGATACCGCATCTGCATCTAATTTTGTTTTTACTCTTGCATCTGTATAACCAACTTTACTAGAGTTAGTTGAGATTGATGTTATTTCACCAGAAGAAATAGTTCTAGTATTTCCAGCAAGTGCAGTTTCACTACTCGTACCTAATTGTAAAGTTGTTACTGAACCACCAAGTGAGATAGCAGAACCATCTATTGAAATTGAATTTGAACCACTTAATAAAGTACTTCCATTAGTAATTTGTGATGAACCACTTATTACTGTATTATCATTTAAAACAGTTATTACATTAGCATCAGTATAGTGAGATAAATCAGAAATCTGAGATTCTGTTATTGTTATTTGTGATGAACCACTTATTACAGTTTCTGCATTTAATTTTGTTTTTACTTTTGCATCACTATATTGATTAATACTAGAGTAGTTTGTAGTTGAAGCAACATCTACTTGAGATGAACCACTTATTACAGTTTCTGCATTTAATTTTGTTTTTACTCTTGCATCTGTGTAATATAAGTTACTACTTCCTTCAGATACATCATCAGTATTTCCACTTAATTCACTTAAAGCATCTTTAGTATCAATTTGTGCATCTACATATGCTTTAACAGATTGTTGAGATGGAAATTTAGTTGCTGAGTTAGAATTCATGTTATCTTCATCAACACCAACTAAACTAATAATTTGTGATGAACCACTAACAACGTTTTCAGTATTTATTTTTGCTTTTACGTTTGAATCGAAATTGATTATTGAATCTGCATTTACTTGTCCCGAACCACTAATTACAGTTTCTGCATTTAATTTTGTTTTAACAAGTGCATCCGTATATCCAACTTTGGCGTTGTTTGTAGTAATGTTTCCTGCTTGAGTAGAAGTAATTGTTGTTGGAGTATTTGATATATCCGTACTATAATCTACTTGTCCTACTGATATTTCTTGTCCACTAATAGAAATGTAATCAAGAGTACTAGATAAAGTAACATCTGTTGAATTATCAGTTCCAGCGGCATCAACTCCAAGTGCGGTTCTTGCATTTTCAGCTGAAGTTGCACCTGTACCACCACTTGAGAGTGGAATTGTACCACCAGTTATTGCTTGTCCACTTATTGTTAAGTAATTAGTATTTCCTAAAGTTACATCTGTTGAATTATCAGTTCCAGCGGCATCAACTCCGATTGTAGTTCTAACTGCTCCTGCATCTGCATCATCTAATATTGTTTGTGCAAATGTTGAAGCGATTTGGTCTGAACCAGATACTATTCCATCACCTACCTTAAATGATACGGATTCATCTGAACTTTGGTTTAGTGTTATTGTACCACCACCACTTAATCCATCACCTGCAGTAAATGTTATTGTATTATTGTTAATACCCAACTGAGCTGATGATGAAAACGCTCCTTCTGCATTTAATTTTGTTTTTACTCTTGCATCTGTGTAATATAAGTTACTTGAATGTTCCGAAACATCGGCAGTATCAAATCCTGTCTTAATAGCATCATTTAATACTACTTGAGAAGAACCACTAATTACAGTTTCTGCATTTAATTTTGTTTTTACATCAGAATCAGTATATTTGTCTAAATCACTAATTTGTGATTCTGTTACTGTTACTTGAGATGAACCACTTATAGTTCCACTTGGTAGTTTTGATACAAGGTTTGAAGTTGTAAGAACTTCTGATTCACTTCCTAGTTTACCAGCTTTCCAATAATCTTTACCATCAGTAGCATCCCAAACAAATGAACCACTTGTTTGTGATACACCAGTTCCATCTGTTACATAGATACCACTAGTTGTTTGTGAACCACCATAGTTAAGTTCTAATATATTATCACCAATGTTTACAGTAGTTGAATCAATTGTAGTTGTATTACCTTGAACAGATAAATTACCAGTTAGTGTTAAATTTGCAAATTGAACATTATCACCAGTTTGTAATCCGGTATCAACATCAGTATTTGCCCCATTTATTGTAGCTCTAACAGTACCTTGACTTGGTGAACTAAATGTTGAACCACTAATTACACCATCTGTATTTAATTTTGTTTTTACTCTTGCATCTGTATAATAAAGGTTTGTATTTTCAGATAATTGTGAAGTATTGAATCCACTAAGTGATATTTGTGAAGAACCCGATATTACACCATCTCCCTCTGTATTTAAGTAGCGTGTATCAAATGTAGTTGTTAATTGAGATGAACCAGATATTACTCCATCTTGGTTCATTTTTAATTTTGCTCTATCTACTGTATAATATAAATTAGAGCCTTCGGTTAGATTGGTAGTTGTTTTACTTGCTAATCTTGTATCGAAATCAGAATCATTATATTTGTCTAAATCACTAATTTGTGATTCTGTTATTGTTACTTGAGATGAACCACTAATTACAGTTTCTGCATTTAACTTAGCTTTTACATTTGTATCAAAGTTTGTGATTGTATCAGCATTCACTTGAATCGATGATGAAAATACACTATCTCCGTTAATTTCTAAGAAGGTTGTAGCTAATTGTGAAGAACCACTAATTACACCATCTGCATTTAATTTTGTTTTTACTCGTGTATCTGTATAGTATAAGTTTGAAGAACCTTCAGATAGGTTATCCGTATCAAAACCATTTAAACTTACTTGAGATGAACCCGATACCACTCCCGATGGCAATAAACTTATTATTTGTCCAGAACCAGAAACAGAACCATTATTTGCAGTAAAAGTTGCATTTGATGATAGGGTTAATGAACCTGAAACGATGGGGTTATGTAAAATCATATCTTATTCCTTGTTAATTTGTTGTTTGAGTTGATTAACTTCATTTGATAACTCTTTAATTCCTTCTATTAGTAGAGATACTAGTTTATCATATTTAACTGCCTTATATCCATCTTCTCTCTCCACTACCAATTCAGGCAATACTGATTCGATTTCTTGAGCAATTACTCCGTAATCTTTACCTTTATAAATATCTTGCTTATTTTCGTTCCAATTAAAACTATTACCAGAAATTTGATTTATTTTTTCTATTGGGTTTTTGATTGGTGAAATATTATCTTTTAATCTTTCATCTGAAGATGCATATGCTACAATATCACCAGTCGCACTAAGTGTACCACTAACATAGAAATCATCATTAGTTTGTAATCTACTATCACTATGATTCCAAGTTAATGTTATATTAGAATCACTTCCTCTATCAATTTCAATACCAGCTCCGTTTGCTGCTAATGAATTTGCTGAACCACTTGCAATTGTTATTAATTTATCTTCAACTCTTAATTCCGATACTTGTAATTCTGTTGCTGAACCTTGTACTATTAAGTTTCCGTTTATTTCAACATTACCAGTGAAATCCCCATCTGCAAATGTTACACTAGTTCCATTCATTGCGGATGTTACACCACCAACAAAGTGAGAAGAACCCGTAGCAATAGCAACAACTGCTTCTCCACTATCGGTTGAACCACTCATACCTGCTCCCGCAGTTACTTTTGTAATATCACCCGCACCAACTGCTATTAAAGCTTCATCAATATAATCCTTTACTGCTCCTGCATTACCAAGTACAGCAGTATTACCATCCGAAATAGATGATGATACATGATAGAAAGCAGCAGTAGCTAAAGTTCTTTTTCCAACTACTCCACCAGAACCACTCATGAAAACATTATAATGAGTACTATCTAATCCGGAAACATCTTGAAGTGTTAACCCTTGGAATGTAGGTGAATCACCAGTTTGTAATCCAGTATCAACATTAGTATTTGCTCCATTTATTGTAGCTCTTACCGTACCTTGAGATGGTGATGAGAATGTTGAACCACTAATTACGTTTTCATCATTTATTATTTTCTTTATACCATCATCAAAATGAGCAGAACCAGTATCTAATGATAAACTTCTATTTGTATCAATAGTACCACCACCACTCATACCTTTTCCACTACCAATTGTAATACTTGAGTGGTCAATATGTTCGTTTGCTACAAAGTTTGTAGTTGCATCATGGTCAACTTGTATTGAACCACTAACTACATCATCTCCTGTTATTTCTAAGTACCTTAAATCTAAATCAGTATGTAATTGTATAGAACCACTAAATACACCATCAGAATTCATCTTATCTTTTACATTGGTATCAAAGTTGGTTATTGTATCAGCGTTTACTTGAACAGAACCAGAAACTACTCCATTTACAGCATTTATCTCACCAACTATTGGTAAAGAACTACTAATTTCTGTTTCAGTTATGGTTAACCTTCGTGTACTTCCAACTGAAAAGTTTAATTCATCACCACTTTCAGTTCCCGCTATATGAACTGCATCAGAAGTCCATTTTATCTTATCATTATCACCTAATTTTATACCACCATTGTGAGTTGTTTCATTAGTAAAGGTTTTTGTTCCACTAAATGTTTGTGTACCACTTAAGTGTGCAGTATTTGATGATAAATATGCATCTGCGATAGCAGTACCTTGCCATACACCAGTTCCAATCGTTCCGACTGTTGTTATATTTGCTTGAGTGTAGTGTTCATCTGCACTAAAGTTTGTAGTTGCATCATGGTCAACTTGAGATGAACCACTAATTACAGTTTCGGTATTTAATTTATCCTTTACATTGGTATCAAAGTTGGTTATTGTATCTGCATTTACTTGAGATGAACCACTAAATACAGTTTCTGTGTTTAATTTTGTTTTTACTCTTGCATCAGTATAATATAAATTTGTAGAACCTTCTGATAAATCATCTGTATCTAAATGATTTATATTGATTTGAGTTGAACCACTAATTACATCTTCTGCATTTAATTTTGTTTTTACTCTTGAATCAGTATAATAAAGATTACTACCCTCAGTAACTTGGTCGGTATCAATACCGGTTAGTTCCCCACCTTCTCCTTTAAATCCTACTGATGAACTTACTTTTGCATCTAATACGAATGAAGTTGTATTATGGTCCCACTTTAATGATTTATCTGCTCCTGCTATTTCAATACCAGCACCATCAGCTGCCGCTGAATTTAATGAACCACTTGCAACGGTTATTAATTTATCTTCGATTCTTAATTCTGAAGTTTGAATTTCAGTTGCTGAACCTAAAACTGTTAAATTACCAGTTACCTCTACATTACCTGTGAAATCTCCATTATTGAAAACAACATTATCAGTTGTTGCAATTCCTTGATTAGATGCTCCTAAATATCCCCATTGAGTTGATGATATAGTAGATGTTCCAATATTTGATAATTGAGTAGCTTCTGCACTTGTTAATGCAACACCTTGTACTTTTATAACAGTTGTATTGTTAGCATTACCACTTATATCTCCACCCATTGGTACTTGAGAAGAACCACTAACTACTGTTTCAGTATTTAATTTAGTTTTTACCCTTGTATTGGTGTAGTAAAGATTAGTTGAACCTTCTGCTAAATCATCTGTATCTAAATGGTTTAGATTAATTTGAGTTGAACCACTAACTACTGTTTCAGTATTTAATTTAGTTTTTACTCGTGTATCAGTATAATAAAGATTCGATGAACCTTCTGTTAAATCATCAGTATCAACCGATGGTAGTGAGGTAATTTGTGCCGAACCACTAACTACATCTTCTACATTTAATTTATCTTTAACATTAGAATCGAAATTGGTTATTGTATTTGCATTTACTTGAACAGAGCCACTAATTACGGTTTCAGCATTTAGTTTTGTTTTTACTCTCGCATCAGTATAATATAGATTTGATGAACCTTCTGCAATATCATTTGTATCGAATCCTGTATAATCGGCATCGTTTAATATTACTTGAGATGAACCACTAATTACATCTTCTACATTTAATTTATCTTTAACATTGGAATCAAAGTTAGTTACATTATCTGCATTTACTTGAGATGAACCACTAATTACGGTTTCTGTGTTTAATTTTGCTTTTACACCATCGGTGAATGTGGATGAATCATTAATTAATTCAATATTATCAGTATTTACAACAATACCATTGTTTGCAGATTCAACATTAAATGTTCTTGTTGATGCAATTGTACCACCACCAGTTAAACCAGCTCCTGCTGTCATTGTTACTGAAGTGTGGTTTATGTGTTCATTAGAAACAAAGTTTGTAGTTGCATCATGGTCAACTTGTATTGAACCACTAACTACTGTTTCTGTATTTAGTTTTTTCTTTACTCCATCTAAGAAATGTACTGAACCGGTTGATAGGGTTATTGTTCTATTACCCGCAATGTTACCACCACCACTCATACCACTTCCAGCAAAAATACTAACTTGTGTGTGATTAATGTGTTCGTTAGAAACAAAGTTTGTAGTTGAATCGTGGTCTATTTGAATCGAACCACTAACTACATCATCTCCGTCTATTTCTAAAAATTTAGTGTAATCTGAGATTTGTTGAGATGAAGATACTATATTACTACCTGGTAATGTTACATCATCAATCGATGCAGAAACAACGAATAAATTTCTCCATTTTTTTGTACTTGAACCTAAATCATAATCATTAGATGAAGATGGTATTAATGAACCACTAAATTGTCCTTGTACTGTAATATTATCTTGTATCTCATCACCAATAATAATATTACCACTTAAACTAACATTCCTTGCAGATAAATCTCCTGTCAATGTTATATTTGATGCGGTTATATCACCTGTTAATTCTACTGAACCCGTATTACCACCGAGATTTACTAGAGTAATTTGTTCACCATCTTCAGTACCATATCCAACCAACACCGTATTGTTAGATGTGTTAAAAAAAGGTTCTGATATCTGTGGTGAGGTGAAAGAACTACCTCTTCTTAGTTTTAATGTTGCCATTTAATGTCTTTTCCCATTTATTTTATATAAATATACCCTATCTATGCTTTTCTGTTTATTGATAGTATAACTTCACTTATATAAGTATAAGAAATTAAAAAGTATAAAAAAATCCCACACCTTTTGAGTGTGGGATTTGTAATTAAATCAATATTAGTACAAATTATTAAAATGTACCACCATCGATAGTATTTGTTGCTGAATATGTCCCACTTCCATTTGAAACTAAGAAATCACCATCAGTACTTGAAGCAATTGATACTAATTGTTTAGAACCATTTGAAACTAAGAATGAAGATGCAGTTAAACCACTAAGAATTAAATCATTTGAAATTGTTACAGTTGTACCACTTTCAGAAATAATAGAATCAGTAATTACACCATCAGCTGAGAATTTAGTTATTTTCCCTGCAGTATCAGTTCCGTTACCAACAATTACCCTAGCTTCAGAATCTTTCGCTCCAGCTTTCCAATAATCATTAGTACCATCCCAAAGAATAGAACCACTTGTTAAGTTACCACCAGTTACATCAGAAACATAAAGTCCACCATCGGTAGCAGAACCACCATAGTTAACGTTGATGATATTATCTTCAACATTTAATGTAGTAGTGTTAGTTTGAACAGTATCTCCACTTACAGTTAAGTTACCACTAATTATCATGTTACCACCAACTGTTACGTTATCAGGTAATCCAATTTGTACTTGATTATTAGTTACTGCAGTTGTTATTTCATTTGCAGTACCTGCGAATACTAAAGTATTTACACCAACATTTACTGTATCAGTAGCAGAACCATCTCCTATAACCAATCCTAATGAACCAGATGTTAATTCTGAACCACCAAAATCAATTTTTGAATGATTTACTCCACTAATTTGTGTGTTAGTAAGTCCAGTTACTTGAGATGAACCACTAATTACATCAGTTGCTCTTAAGAAAGCTTGTACATTGGTATCAAAGTTTGTGATTGAATCTGCATTTACTTGAGATGAACCACTAATTACAGTATCTGCATCTAATTTAAGTTTTACAAGTGCATCAGTATAACCAACTTTGGCGTTGTTTGTAGTAATGTTTCCTGCTTGAGTAGAAGTAATTGTTGTTGTATTACCTGCAAGTGCATCTCCAGCTCCTGTTCCTACAACTACTAAAGTTGGTAAGTTTGATATATCTGAAGAATAATCTACTTGTCCTAGTGTAATTGCTTGACCAGAAATTGATAAATAATCTAATGAACCAGCTAATGTTACGTTAGTTGAGTTATCAGTTCCAGCTGCATCTACACCAATTGTAGTTCTAACTGCTCCTGCATCTGCATCATCTAAAATAGTTTGAGCGAATGTTGAAGCAACTTGGTCTGAACCAGAAATTACACCATCTGCATCTATTTTAAGTTTTACTCTTGCATCTGTATAAAAAAGATTACTTGAACCTTCTGTTAGTTCATCTGTATTATCTTGAGCTGCTGCTTTAGAATCTACATATGCTTTTATAGATTGTTGAGTTGGTACTTTAGTTGCTGAATTGGATGAGAAGTTATCTTCATCGATAGAAACTAAATCTAATATTTGTTGTGCTCCTGAAACGAATCCACTTGCATCAGTATCTAAATTAAGAGTTACCGCTGAATTAGATGATTGGTTACTAGTAAATGTACCACCACCACTTAGGTTTGTTCCTGCAGTTATAGTAAGTGTTGAATCGTTTACACCACCCAAACTTTGTACTTGTGCAGAAGAAGATACTAAACCTGTACCATCTAAATCTAACGAAGTTTTCTTAAGAACGATATCAATATTTCCATCATTTCTTAAAATTTGTAATTTTTTATCGGTTGTGTTGTAAAATGGTAACCCATTTACACCCACATCATAAGAAGTCATATTTGGTGAAGAAGAACCTGTTAAGATTTTGTTCACCGAGGTTAAATCAGAATGGTTTCCAACAAAGACCAAACCATCCGCTAATGCAGATATCGTTGAACCCGTTACAACTAGTAATTCACCTTTATTGGCGGTTACTCCACTCAAATCTTCTAATACACCTCTTTTGTGCTGAATAATTTGTGCCATTGTTTTTTTTTTCCTTTTGTTATATTAATTAATAAATGTTAACCTTTATTTTTTCGGGTCATTTGCCCTAGTTGCAACTATATAGTTTTCTTAGTATAAATATCTATCTTTATTATATTAAACCACCGTCTAAGTTTATTTTTTGTACACCCTCTTGAAAATGAGTAGAACCAGTACTTACATTAATACCAGTTGAGTTTAAAAGAACACCATCACCTGCAGTTAGTTCTAATACAACATTTCCACTCGATGCTCCACCAGTAATACCTTCATCAGATGTAAATACAGCGGTGATATCACCACCTCCACCTCCACCTCCTCCTCCTTCGAGAGAAGATAAATCTATTGATTGAGATACTCTTGTTGAACCAGCTAAGTCTTCACCAAATAAAGTTAACGCACTTGTTGAACTATTAAATGATGCAGATACAAACGAACCACTATTAAATGAGAAAGGAGAAAACGTTACTGAATCTACGAATGTATTTGGTGGGTCTGCTGGTGATACATTTGCTTTATATAATGAACCACTATCTTCTACATATACAATTTGACCATCTGCAAAATAGTTTACTGATTCAGCATTTAAAGCAGTTGAAGTGTAAACTTTAAACGCGCCTTTAATTTTGTCAATATCTGCTAGTACAATATTATTGCTTTGGGCAGTTGATGATAATTGTAATTTTGAACTATACGATGGCATTTTTCTTTTCCTTTATATTAAATATATTATTTTTCATTATACACCCCCACTTCCACTTTCCGCATTTAATCCTAAATTAAAATTAGTTGAACTTGCAACTTGGTTTGTTGCTCCAACTACATACCAATTTGTATATCCAAGGTGTGCAGTTGCTAGTGTTATTTGATTGATATCTGATGATTCTAATGTGTTTGAACCATCAATTGTTGTTCCATCAGTTCCAACTTCCAAAACATACCTTCCAGTCGTAGAACCACCATATGAATCGGTTGTAGTTGTTGGTATTCCACCCATATCACTTGTAGATGGGAATATTATAATAAAGTGATTACTATTGGTTCTACTTATTACACCACTACTTCCCATTGCTCTTAATACATCATGTACATTTGCTCCTGTACCTTCTGCTAATTTAGATGCAGTTTGTGTACCACCAAATGAATAGGTAAATGAACTATCACCTAGTACATCATCATTTATTATTTGGTCAATAAATCCAATATCACTATATGGTGTTGCTACTGGTGGAGTTGAACCATCTTCACTACTAATACCAATTGAAGTATTATATGTTGAGTTGTTATATCCACTATCGTACACATAAACCTTTCCGTAATCTGCAGATGTTGCAACTGTGAAACTTCTACTATTATAATCGGTACTCTTACCAAAGTTATCAGTTACTCTTACATTATAATTGTAAGTTGCAGCTGATAAATTACCAGATGCTTGTATTCCAACCGAAGAAGAGTTTGCATTTGTGTACACCAATTGTAATGAACTTGCATCCGTACCACTTAGTGATGCTGAGAATGGAGTATCTGATTCTGTATCAGAAATACTCATACTAACCATAGTAGTACCCGTTGTTGCATTATCGGTTTCAAAGTTTGAAGTTTGATTTGTAAATGTAGCAGTTGGTGCTAGATTAGCAAATACATTCGCAGTTACAGTTCCACTTCCAGCATTACCATATTGGTCTTGGAATCCGATTGTTGAAACAATATCATCACCACTTGAAGTAGTTGAACCACTAATATCCAATGCAAGTGATAATTGTCCACTTGTATTTATTGATATTGCCGGATTTGATGAAGTCCATGATGAACCTTGTACTACTTGTGAACCATAGTTTGGTGAATAAGATACACTCATTTGTGATTGGTTACCTGCACCAAATCCACTTGCATCTCTAATTGCTTCTCCATTTTCTCCTGATTCTATGATGTAAGAAGTTGTATCTCCACCAAGTGTACCATCATTCGCTGATGCGATTGTTATTGTTTTACTACTATATGTTGTTGATTTATCATAGTTATCAGTAACTTTAAGATTGTAATTTAAAGTTCCAGCAGATAAATCTTCATTTGCTCTTATATAAACAGATGATGAATTAGAGTTTTGATAATCTAAATTAAGTTTAGATGCATCCGTTCCACTCAATGAAGCAGAATATGGTGTATCCCCTTCTGTATCTGTAATTCCTACAAGAACTAAGTTTGTATTTGTTGTTGCTAAATTAGCATTTAAGTTTGATGTTTGATTTGTAAATGTTGCAGTTGGTGCATCATTTTCTAAAATAGTTACACTTAAACTATCAGTAGTTTGAGTACCGAATGTATTTGTAAATGTAATTGTTGATGTTAATGAATCTCCACTTTGTTTAGCAGAACCACTTATATCAAATCCTATTGATAAATTACCATTTGAATTTATTGCAATTTCTGAATTAGATGATGCCCATGTACCACTTTGATTTGAATTGTAATCTGCTTGTGTTGAACCATAATTTGTTGTCTTTATAGTTGTACCACTTTGTTCTGATTCTTTTATATAAGGACCAGCAGACCAATTATCTGATATAGTTGCTGCAATATCATCTGAAACTGGTACACTAACAACTGAAGCTGATGAGATTGTTTCATTAAACGTATCTCGTATTGTTACTCTATATTGATATTCATTTATTAAATCAGAATTTAAATGAACTCCTGTTTTTCTTGTTACATTACCACTTGAATCCATGTTGAATGGATTTTCATGTGGGTCAGTTGCTTGTGATGTTCCACCATATGAACCACTAGCTACAACTGAACCATCTAGTATTAGTTTATGTAAATTAAAAGATACAAATGATATTGAATCACTTTCATTATCAGTTGCAGATATATTACCAGCTGATGCTCCATTTGATGAATTTTCATTTAGTCCAGTTACTTGTTGATTACTTAACGTTGGTGCTAAGTTATCAGTTACATTTATGGTAATTGGTAAGAAAGTTCTTGAATCGGAATCTTCACCACTTTCATAATGTGCATCCGAAGCAGTTATACTAAATGTATAAGTTGTTTGTTGTTCATAATCTAATGAACCAGTATTTTGTCTAATATCAACATAAGTTGAATATTTTGTTATATCGAAATGATTATTATCAATCGATGATGAGGTGATAGTGATTGCATCACCTTCCGTATCTGTAAAGAATACTCTTTTTACCAAAGTATTATTTGTAGAGTTTTCATTTAAGTTAGATGTTACAGAAGTAATAACATTTCCACCAGTTGAACCTTCTCTAAATTTAGGTGATTCATTTGGTGTTACAAATATCGTAATATCCTTTTCAACAATTGCATTAAATGTATCTGTTGCAGTTGCAGTAAATGTATGTCCATGTACTCCACCTACTGAATCAGTATTGAATGATGATGATACTGCTAAAGCATTTAAAGTTAGAACACCATTTGATGCTACTCTAACTAAATCATCAGTATAAGATGAAGCAGTTCCGAATGTGAGTGATTGTCCTTCAGCATCTGTTCCTGCAATAGTTACAATTGTTGAACCATTTGATGTATATTCTTCTATTGTTTGATTACCTGTTGTTATAGTTGGAGTAGTGTTAGGGAAGAATACTTTAGTTATAAATTCTTCAACTGAACCACTTGTACCAAAGTTATTATTATAAACACCACTTGGTAAATCTGTATTCGATACTACTCTATTTCCATTATATGTTAATTGAGCTGAACTACTTACAATTCCACTACCATCAGTAACTTGAGATGAACCACTAATTACGCTAGTTCCATCAAGTGTTCTCAATACTGAACCACTAATTACTCCACTACCATCTAAGTTTCTTAATACAGAACCACTAACTACACCTGTTCCATCTAAGTTTCTTAATACACTTCCACTAATTACACCAGTCCCATCTAAAGTTGTGAGTACAGAACCACTAACTATGTTAGTTCCATCCGTTGAGAATGATTCTGATATAAATCCTAGTGCAGTAATTTGAGATGAACCACTAATTACATCAGTTCCACCTAAAGTTGTGAGTACACTTCCACTAACTATATTACTACCATCAGTAACTTGTGCTGAACTAGATACTAACCCACTTGGTACATTTGTTAGTTGAGTAAAATCACTTGTTCCACCACCACTACCAAATCCACTTGAAGCGGCTGAAGCTGAAATATAAGAATCAGTAATTATTGAGGTTATCTGTGTTGAACCACTTACTACTCCTGCTGGTAAACCCGTTGATATATCAGTTGATATTACCCAATATCCATCATAATAGATATAAAGATTGCCATCATTAGATTTCCACCATAAATCTCCTTGTGATGGAGAACTAGGTGCTGAATCAGAAACAGTTACACTTGCACTACCACCACTTGCTGAAGAAGATATTTCAAAATTATCTCCAACTTGGTTTATTGTAATGTTTGTACCTGCAACTAATGAACCACTAAATATACCTGTTTCATCAAATGTTCTAATTACAGAACCACTAACTATATCAGTACCATCAAATGTTCTAATAACAGAACCACTAACTACATTAGTTCCATCTAAGTTTCTTAATACACTTCCACTAACTATATCAGTACCATCAAATGTTCTAATAACAGAACCACTAACTATACTACTACCATCTGTTATTTGAGATGAACCACTAATTGTTCCACTTGGTAAAGAACCAATAACTTGTGCAGAACCACTAATTGTTCCTGCTGGTACTGAACCTCCTCCTCCACTTGGTAATGTAATTGTATTACCAGTTGATATTGTTAATTGGTCTCCATCAATAGAAAGTGTTTGAGAATCTGTTTCAGATGTTAAATAAGAACCGGTTGCTGCTTCTATACTAGATAATCTACTATCAGTTGATGATGTATATGAATTTAATGAGGTTATATTAGTTTTAGAACCACTTAAAACGTTAGTTCCATCTAAAGTTCTTAATACTGAACCACTAACTACACCAGTTCCATCTAAAGTTCTTAATACTGAACCACTAATTACGTTAGTTCCATCTAAATTTCGTAATACCGAACCACTTATTACACCAGTTCCATCAAGTGTTCTTAAAACACTTCCACTAACTACATTAGTTCCATCTAAAGTTGTGATTACTGAACCACTAACTACACCAGTTCCATCGAGTGTTCTTAATACCGAACCACTAACGATTCCACTTGGTTTATTTGTAAGATTTGAGTAATCTAATGAACCTACGAATGAAGTTGCAGTAATAGAACCAGTTACATCTAAATCTGCACTTACTTTATACTTACCATCTTCAGTAGTCCATATAGAAGAACCTCCACCTCCACCACCTCCTCCGAGGGATGATAGGTCAATAGTATTTCCTTCTGATATGGTTAATTCTTTAGAAGCTTGATTAAATGTAAGAGTTTGGTCATCTGTATCGGTGATATTTCCGATTGATGTAGCAATTGATGAACTAAACGCAGAGAATCCACTTGTTTGAGTTATGGAAACTTGAGAAGAACCACTAACATTTCCACTTGGTAAATAATTTAATATTGAGCCACTTAAAACACTAGTTCCATCCAAATTCCTTAACACAGAACCACTAATTACACCTGTTCCGTCTAAAGTTCTTAGTACAGAACCACTTACGATATTACTACCATCTGTAATTTGTGTTGAACCACTTATTATAGTTGGTAATGATACGAGTGAACTAAATGGTATATTAGTAAGTGAGTTTCCATCTCCTTGAAATGAACCAGTAAATGAACCACTAACACCAGATGCTTCAGATAGGTTAACTAACCCACCACCTGCTACTGTAAAATCTCCTTCGATTACCGATGCAGTTACTACACCTTGTATCTGTTTACTTTGAATTAATGTTGCCATATTATCTGCTCACTATCTTTCCTTTTACTGAGAAATCTGTATATACAACTAGCTCTGGTGCTAATGTAATATTTTCAGTAAAATTAATTACTATATCTGTTTCATTTTGTGTAACTGAGTAACTACTTGATGGTTTTTTAATTCCAGTCAAATAAACATCAACATAATCTGCTGATGAATCTACTTTTATCTCTTCAAAAACAAATCTTTTATTAGAAAGAGTAACGGTAAATAAATTACCACTCAAACTAATAGAATCTGGAATGTGGGTAAAAATAGATGTATCACTTATTACCTCGTTTACCAATTCTCTAAATCTTTGTTTATCATCAAAGGGAGTTACAATATTTGGTTTCTTTTTACTCATACTGATTCAATATCTCCTTCAACTTTAATATCATCATCACTTTCCAAATTAAATGGAAAATTTTCTTTTATAAATTTAACTAAAAAGTCATTATCTTTCTGCTCACTTATATAATCTCGTTCCAATATAAACTGACCATTTATAAATATATCAAACCTTGAGTGTTCTTTCCTATTTTTGTGTAATTTTATATTTAAATCTTTCATTTTTACATTAGGGACTTTCCATATAAAATATTTTGGATGACGAGAATTAACTTCTTCAAGTTTAAATTCATTAAACTCGTGTACTTGTTCTAATATTTTTTTTAAATCCTTGATAGCCATTATAGTTCTAAAAATTTACCAGTTATACCAAATTCATCACCACTTTCGAGTATATAACCCAATTCAGTTGCAGTTGCAACTAGTCTGCCATCACCATCTAGGGAACCTGTTCCAAAGTTAAACGTAATTTCATTTGAAGTTTTCTGAGATGTATAATTATACTTGTTATATGGTATAAGCACACCATTAATATAAACTCTAAACCAATCATCTACATCAAATACCCCAACAAGTTGAGGTGGAAGTACTGGTAATTCTACATTAGTTAATTTTACGGAATCTGCATCTATAAAAGTTGCATCTTGACTTCCTCTGATTGACATGAAATCAATTACATCAGCATATTCAGAATCTAATGATTGTTGTCCCATATTTAGAGATTTTCCTGTTAAATCAGTTTCCGTACCGAAAACAACCTTTTTAGGTCCTATTACTTTTTTATGAGTACTTTCATTATCAAATTGTTCTGGTAAAAGATATGCATTAACCATCATTGTGAATGTTGTACGAACAATTCGTTGTGTTCCTTCACCAACTTCAGTTGTATTATCAAATGAATCTATTTTTGTTCTAAATTTAAATCCACCCTTATCTCCCCAATACTCATCTGTTGCATATTGAAATGCTTCAACGATTTTATTCATGTGTTCTGTAAAATCAGTCCATATTATTACTTCATATGATACAGTAACATAATCAGGCATTACTATATCGTAGAAATTAACTGGTTTTTCAGTTCGAGTTATTGCAGAAAATCTATCATATCTATGTTTCTTTGAATATCGAGATACTGCTGAATAAGATACATGGCGATTCATTGTAGATGCCAAAGTATCATCTCTTGCAACAGAGTTTCTTTTAAACATTACTAATGGAATTTGAATCATTCCATTCTTATCTCTAAGATATCCATCCTTTTGTACAGATTTCCATCTTTCGGGATTACCATATACAACAGGTATCTTTTGTTTCTCTTCAAATATTTCAACAGTAGGTAAAATAGTATCTATCATGTGTTCAGCTATTGCCATATCCACATCATATAACTTTACACCTCTCCCAGTCTCAATACTTTCTGTTTTATATTGAGTTGCTCTGTTCTTATTGATATTTTTTAATGGGTCTATTGCCATAATTAACTATATATCCTATCATCTATTTGTATTTGACTTCTTCTCACCATTAATGCAGATGCAATCAATACATTACTAGCATCTTCAAATGTATTTGAATTTTTATCGTATATTTCCGGTGAACCACCAATCCATTGAGGTTCTTTTACATTATCTATTTCATAATAGATAGTATCATATAAAATTACATCACCAATCTCTGGATATCCAACATTTGTGTTTTGAATTGCTTCTGTTGGTACTAATGTACCATTTACATCCCTAACTTTTGGAACTGCATAAGAAGTATCTCTAATTCTCTGTCTATTGAATCTAAATTCAACTAAACCTTGTTTATCTGGTCCGAATCCTTCATAAGTAACATTAATTGGCTCTCTATCTACGATTGCCATCATAGTTGCAGGTGCTCTCCATACCTTACCTAAAGATTCTCCGTATAGATTTGTTTTAGTTTCACCAACAGATACCTTAAACAAGGTTACCGCTTGCTCTACAACATAATCCACCACTTCTTCTGAAATAGTTTTTATGAAATCCAAATCTCGTGAGTTAAAAAACTTTGGCATAACGTTATCCTACATAAATATTTAAAGGAACACGAGTCATTACTTGTTGTTGTTGTTCAACCATAGCTGCTTCGTTCTCCATTCGTACTTTTTTACTAACCGCATCAAGATTTTCTCTTAATTGTTCAATTAATGCATCTTTTTCTGTTTGAGCTTCAGCTCTAAGTGCTGCACCATCTAAAGAAACTTCAGAACCAGGAATAGGAACTGTATTATATTTCTCTCTAACTGCACCTAATATCTCTTTTGCTAAAGCAAGTGTATATTTTCTAATCCATTGTCTACCAACATCATTAATTTTAGTGTATTTAGCAAAATCATATCCTACATTTGAATAATCAGATACTACATCAGGTAATATAATAGTATTGTTTTCTCTTCTATCTTTTACAACTTGATATTCAAACCATAACTTGTATTCGGATGCTGGTTTTGGTAAAATTGTTATCTTATTATTTACGATATTAAAAGAGTGTGCAGATTTTCTAATCTGGTCATTGAATTCAATCTGTTGAATTCTTAACATATCTTCATAAATCGGCATCATAATAAATTGTGCTGCTGGTGAGAATGAACCAAATCCAAATTCATCAACTAAGTTAAGAGTTCCTTGTCCACTTACTGAATAAGGGTCAAAGAATCTTTGTATAGCTGGTGAAGATTCGTAATAAACTGTTGTTACATCAATTCTTTCATTACTTTCAGAAGCATCACCCCATAAAGATTGTAAATCATATGATTGTGTACCAGGACCTACATCTATATATCCTTTTTTGATATCTGCTCTACCACCAACGTTAGCAAGGTTACCATATCCTTCTGCTATTGTTACGATATTATTTATTTCCGAACCATTTACTGATTTACCTTGGTAGTTGGAACCCGTTGTTTGTCCTTCAAGAGCTCCTAAGTTATTTCTTATATTAAATTGATTTACTTGTGCAGAATACTCAGATACTGCTTCTTCAAATACAGCAAAAAAGTTTTCTCCTTGTAATTCTATATCAATAATAGGATATCCTAATCTTTTTGCACACCATGATGCAACTTTAGGTGCATCTGATTGAAATGCAGCATCTGTATCATAAATTCCAAATGGAGTTGATGAACCTGATGTAAAGGTGGATGTTCCTGTCCAAATTCTTGCTTGAGACATATATTTTATTCCTTAGTTATACAATTATACTCTTATAAATATAAAATAAACGAAAAGGAGGGTATAATATAAAAAAAGAGGGAAACCTTTTCAGGAATCCCTCTTAAATTATTGATACTCTATTAGAATATCTAAGTTTAAAACTTAATTAACGATTATACGTTAGCTAAATCTTTTACATAGATTTTTCCGTAGAATTCAGGTCTAACCATTTTCTTAGCGTATCTCGTCATAACTCCTCTTCTTGGAGTGAAGTTAGTCGGGTCATACACTAAAGGTGTCATGATTAATGGTACATACGGTGCATAAACAGCTCCAGTTTCAAGGAAATTACTTCCTTTAAATCCTAACAAGATTTCGTTTGAAGTCATGTAAGGGTTTTTGTAAACTGTGTATCTGTTTGCAATAGAACCAACAGTAGTTACACCAGCTGCGAAAGATGAAGCATCTTTATCAGCAGATACAGTAAATCCTGGGATAGATTCTAAAATAGTACATACGTCTGGAGAAGCAACAACGAAGTTTGCTCCACCTCTAAGTGTTAATTGGTGAATCTTGTTAGAAACTTTGTTAAGTTTCGCTCCAAGAGTCTGGAACCAAGAGTTCTTAGTATAAGCAGCTGAATTAGTTCCAGCAACCCATGCACCAGTTGAAGAGTTATACTCCTCACCTAAAGATACAGACCAGTATTCAGTAGTTAAAGCGTTAGCTTTTAACATATCAAGGATTTCAAGGTCAATCTCTAATGAGATGTACTCTGATAACATTGAAGTTAATTCAGCTTCAGCATCAATACTGTGGTATGCATTTAAATCTTGTGCTAATTCAGGTGTCCATACAGCCTTTAGTTTTCTAGTCTTAGCAACAATTGCTTCAGACTTTAATTCTAAATCAACTTCAGGAATACCAACATCAGCTCCAGTTTTATCTTCAAAATCACCTCTGTTTTCAGCAATTGGCTGTTGAGAATGTTTTACAGTAAGAGCATCTACGAAATCCTTACCATCTCCACCTTTTGCGAAAAATTCGATGTTTGCACCATTTACTTTAGAGTAAGCTGGGTAAAAAGCATCTGCCGCTGAGAAATCAGAAGCTGAAATATAGAAACTTCTTACAGCATCTAAATCAGGTCTTACTAATCCTGCATGAGCGATTACAACTTTTTGAATCTCGTTATCAGCAACTGATGCAGATAATGCAGAATCATATTGTACGTCTGCCCATGAAGCAGTTGTAGCAGTTACAGAACCAGCAGCGATATCAATAGATACATCGTTTGCAGAGTATCCAAATCTACCTTCACCATATAAACCATTTACAGCTGAATCAGTTGAACCTAAGTCAGCTCCAGTACCACCAAAAAGTGAATTACCACTAAATCCAGGATTACCTGGTTGAGCAGTACCATACTTAAAGTCTAAATAAAAGATTAGACCAGAAGGAAGGTTCATTGGTTGTACACTAACGAATTCTTTCGATGCAATTTCACCGAAGATACGTCTTACTAATGGAAGGGCTACCCCACTCCATTCTTCACTACCAGCTGATGTACCAGTTGCAGTGGATTCGTCAAGCAATTGTTTTGCTTGGTTTTCTAACAATACAGAAATCTGTGATTGTTCTCTTTCTCCTAAACCTTCTAAAAGTCCAGTTTGTTCCCATTTTCCTTTAAGCTCTCTTGTTTCAGCAAGCATAACTGATTGTGGGTTCTTTCCTTCCATTAGTTTAGATAAATCAAAATTTGCCATTTTTATTTTCTCCTTAAATGTTTGTTAATTAATTAATGTTAGCAAGTTTCTTAAATCTATCCGCCATCGTGTTAGTTGATTCAGCTATTACTTCTTTCGAAGGAGCAGTTGATGCAACTGATTTAGATGCGAATGATTCATTAATCTTACTTGATTTTACTTTTTTCTTAGTTCCATTAAACTTAAATGATTCAGCTAATGTGCTAAATACAAGTTTAACTTCTCTAACGTTACCTGTTCTATCTAATGTTTCAACAACTTTCATTTTCTGGTCGTTAGTTAAATCATAAGAACGGAACAATTTGTTTGTATAAAGTAATTTTGCGTTAAGCAAGTTTACTTCATTGATAGTAGATTTAAGTTCCTTGATTGTACTCATTGCTTCTTCTAGTTCAGCTTGAGCTTCTTCAAGTTCGTTAGTTTCCTCTACAACTTCTTCAGAAACTTCTTCATCAGATTCATCTTCTTCACCATATCCCATTTCTTTTAGGATTTCGTTTAAGTCGATGTCTTCATCTAAGTCTTCTTCTTCAGTTTCTTCAACTGCTTCAGCTTCTTCTTCACCTTCTTCTGCAATTTCCTCTTCTTCAGATTCTTCACCTTCATTGTGGTGTTCTTCTTCGTGAGATTCGATTTCATCAGATGCGATATCAGATACTTCTTCAGCTTCTTCATCATCAAGTTCTTCTTCAAGTTCTTTAATGATTGATTCTAAATCAAGTTCATCTTCATCAGATTCTTCTTCAGATTCCATAGTTTCTTCTACTTCTTCTTCTTCAGCTTCTTCTTCAGATTCTTCTTCTTCAGATACTTCTTCAGCTTCTTCAGATTCTTCTTCTTCAGATACTTCTTCAGCTTCTTCAGATTCTTCTTCTTCTGTTACAGTTTCTTCTACTTCAGATACTTCTTCTTCAGATACAGTTTCAGTTGATTCTTCAACTTCTTCTTTATCTTCGTTTTCAGTTACTTCAGCTTCTTCTACTACTTCGTTTTCTTCAACCTGCTCAGCATCTTCTTCACCTTCTTCAATTTCTTGTTGAAGTTTCTGAGATAGAATAGATTGTAAACGAGGTGTAAAAGCTTCTTCTAAAGCTATTTTAGCATTTGCAATTGCAGTTTCTCTAACCATTTTTGCATCAGCGATAGCTTCTTTTAACAAATTTGAGTTTGCCATAATAGTTACCTTTCGTTTTGTGTTCGTGAAAATATTTAAGGATTTTCAATAAGATTATTGTAAAACGGTTTGTTTGGTCACCCTACATAAGATAATCGTGGGTATTCATAAACCTAAGATAAGAACCTACATTAAGTAGGTTATTCAGTATATAAATATACAATCTATAACAAAAACGTTATTTTTTTGTATCTTTATTTTCTTTTTTTGGATTGTTGGGCTTTTTCTTTCGTTTTTTAGTAAACATTTTAACAGTTGTATCACCTCCCTCTATCTTTTCTAAGATAGTTTGTTTTTGTTGTTCTCTAACTGCTAATTGTTTTTCTCTTCTACGAACTGTTGTTGGTTTTTTGTAGTATCTTCTTTCTCGAAGTTCTAAAAGATGTTCAGAGTCATTTACTAATCTTTTATATTTTTTAAGTGCTCTGTTGATATCTCCTTTGATTACCTTAACAGAAACAATTGCTTTCTTTTTGCTCATTCTCCTAATTTTAATTGTAACAATGTTTTTTACTTTATATAAGTATATATAATTTTAATTTAAGAACCTTTACCAGTTCCTGATTTTCTTCCTTTTGTGTGTGTAGAAACGTTTATGGGTTTTTTACCTTGTCCTGCTGATTGAGAACCACCACGATTAGATTTGTTTTGAGCTGCTCTTTTTCTACGAGTTGCAGATTCTTTTTCTTTCTTACTCATAGATGCGGCTTTCTTGGCAGGAACACATTTAGCATATCCTTTTTTCTTACCACTTGTACCACATGGAGGATGTTTACCACTTTTATCTTTCTTACCGATGTTAACCCACTTGGATTTAAACCAGTTTCGCAAATCTTCATTTGTGGTTTCTTCAAATATCTCGTCTATGATATCTTGTAATCTCATTACTTACCTAATTGGAATAATTTTTCTTCAACAGCTGCATTAGTTCTGTAATCGTAATGTTTTGGATTTACTCCAAAATCTTTTAGGGATTTTTCTAACCAAATTCTATATTTGTTTTTTCCATACTTTTTTTCCATTACAGAAAGTACATCATAAAATTTAGTTTCACTGTTATTTACTTTTTTTACTAATTTAGTTATTTCAGATTTATCTTCTACCATTGGATTATATCCTTGTGGTGTTGATTCACTAAATTGTTTAGTAATCATTTTAAACATCTTGTTATTAGGTTTACCAGCAATTGCTGATACGAATGCCATTCTATCTTTTAGATTTCCTTTTTTTACAAAGTTAAAAAGTTTTTTTGCATCAATCTTATGTGAATCGATAAAAGCATCAACAGCAGAACCACGAGTACCAGTGAATCCAGCAATACCCATAGCTAATTTACTAGCTTCGTTTACTGATTCTCTTGTTAGTTTGTATCCTTGTTTTGCAAGTGTTCCAACGAAATCACTTAAATCTTTTTTGTTTTTGAAAATTTTGATATCAAAGAAATCACTACCATCTTTATGTTTCTTTTTTCCATCATGGAAAGAGATTGTGTATTTTGCTTTACCAATACCATCTTGTCTTTTGAATCTTTTCTTACCTTCGTTTACTGATTCGTTCTTAGAAACCAATTCATCTACATCTTTATGAACATCTTTATAGTTGTTAAATTTTTGTTTACGAATTGCACTATACAATGCGATTGTATATTTTTGTGAGTTGTTGTGGATTCTTCTTTTAATAAATTCTGCAGGTTTTTGTTTTAGATTTGGTTTAGTACTCATTTCTAATGCATTTACCATTGATGAGAATTCTTGAAATGATTCAAATGATTTTCTTTTATTACCATCTGAAATGAACTCCTCTATATACGATATAGCCGAATCCATGTTTCCTTTATGTGCATCAAGTAATTTCTGTGCACCTTTATCATTTTTTTCTAAAGCTCTTTTGAAGTTTCCAATTTGAGTTTTAGCTAATCCTTTATTATTAAAGTAATCTCTTTTATCGAAAATCGCATATACTTTTTCGAATTCTTTGTTTGGAGATTTGAATCTTTCGTTGATTAACATTTTTTCCATCCCCCACCTGCTGCTTTATATTTCTTAGCTGCCCAACCATTAGCATATGCTGATGGATAAACATCGAATTTCTTTTTAGCTTGTGATTTGTAAGAACTCCATTTACCTGAATCGGTTGGACAATTTTTCTCCATTAGAGTTTCAACCTTCTGACCGAACTCATATAATGCAGTTTCTTGTTCATTTAAATCAGTTACTTCTTTTATTGTAGTAGTGATAGAACCATCATCGTTTCTCATTGATATAGATACAGGTTCTTCGTTTAAAGATTCATTACATCCACCCTCTGTTGTTCCATTACATCCACAACCACAATCTTCTTTAGATTCTAAAATACTATCCAATTTTTTACTAACATGGATTTCTAGTCCTTTAGGTTTACTTGATATAATATACTCTTTAGATGTTTCGAAC